AAAGTAATTTAACTAAATATTTCGGGAGTGAAACATATGGAACTTACCTACCAGAAACTTGGCAGTGAGCTGGGAGCATTTATTGACGATCGGCAAGTAAGATATGGCAACTCTTTCGAAAAGTGCGGGGAATTTCTGAAATTGCTGTATCCGGACGGCGTGCGGCCCGACCAATACACGGACATGCTGGCGATTGTGCGGATATTCGATAAACAAATGCGGCTGGCTACAGGAAAGAACGACGATGGAGAAACGCCATATAAGGATATCGCGGGATATGGGCTGCTTGGATGGATGAAGGACGAGCGAGGGTTGGAAGTAGAAACAGAGTACAGTGTTTATCAGGTTGAACTGGCCGTTATCAAGAAAATGCTCCTCCAATGTTTATATGGTGAAAAGATTGGTTCAACAAGTGACTTACAGATACCAACGACACCACAGGAAGCGGTGGACATCCGTACTTTAGTCCATCAGGTGACCAACAAATCAGAAGTAAAAAGTCAATAAAAAAGCCCCCTCAAGGGGAGCTGAATATCTACCAATCATTATCATACCAGCCTTTGAGGGGGAATCATAGTGGCTGAAAGAGCAATGTTGGACAAGAACCTGTTAATAGAAAAGGTTTGTGAAAACTGCCCAGCCACTTGCTGGGGAAAGAAAGCCCATTGCCAGGTGCATGATTCGCACGTTGGCAATATCGAGTCTTGTCCGGAATGGGACAAATTCATGGTGGATCATCAGGGGCTGAAGGATCACGGCGGGCAGCTGGCTTTTACTGACTTGGAACCGGCCTTGGAGATCCTGCAGCGGACAGAGGAAGAAATTCGGGACTATAACTACATGCAGATAGAGATCATCAGGATTCAGCGATATTTACGCGATGCCGGCGAGGGGATGGTGGCTCAGTATGGTATCGAGGCGGCAATGCCGAAGGGTCAAGGCGGGACCAGTGACAAAACGCATGCGGAGGTAGCCCGGCGAGACCGGAAGTGGAAACGGCTCCAGAACCTGCAGGATACCATCGAACGTATCCATGGTGCTGCCGAAACAATTACTGACGAACAGGAACGATTGGTTTTGGAGGCGCTGCTGGACGGGGAAAAGAACAGCATCATTGCGAAAGAGATCGGGGTCTCCCGGCAACGGTACTACGAGATCAAGCGCAGCGTGATCGTCAAAATGGCATGGGCTATGTACGGAGGCGGAGAGGCCGCATAGGTTGACACTTCTTGACAGAACTTTACACTTCCGTGCATTTTACACGATTTGCCCTGGTTCGGTTTATAATTGAGCCAAGCGAAAAAAAAATCGAGTGCGAGCCATCCAGGAATCTGGGTGGCTTTTCTATTGAGGTGATACCATGAGGCACTTTGCCAAGAAGATAACGAAAGAGGCGTCGACGCAGCTGCCGGCAGATCACAAATGCCACGGCTGTGTATGGGCAAACGTCCACGATAACAAAGTGGTCTGCGTGCGGCTGCCGTGTATTAAGAGGAAGAGACAGGTATAGGGGCGTCTGGCGTGCAGAGGTGTTTCTGGCGCTTGCCAACAAACTGAATGCAGGACCAAGGCTCCGGCCACCTGCCCTCTGCACGGCGGGCGCTGCTCGCCAAATCTACTATCCCCCCCATTCTCTACCGCCCTGGAAACGGGGCGGGATTTTTTTGTCGGAATTTGACGAAGTGTTTACAATGTGGGGTTGTATCTGTTGATATATAATTTGATATACCAAATAGTATAAGGAGAGATGTATTTGAGCATTAGGACAGGAGATATCTTTTGGGCTGATCTTGAAATCGAAGCGAATAGTCATGTGCAAGGTGGTCATCGACCAGTTTATATAATTCAGTGTAATGAGGATCTCGATGGAAATGAGATAGTAACGGTTGCGTCCATAACTTCTCAGATGAACAAATTCGGTCTGCCAGTTCATTATTATCTTGGGGAATATTTGGAGGAACATTCTTTCGTAATGTTTGAACAACTAAACACTCTCCAAGTAAATCAATTGGAATCAAAAATTTGTACGTTAAGCCGAGCTGAGAGAGATGAAGCCGACCTAAGATTTCTCTTTAGCATTGGTTATTACGAGGATGCCCTCGAAGAAAGAAAAATGTACCACTGGTTAAAAGACGAAAACAATTCGATACGAAAGAGTTTAGGTCTGCCAGTCAGGAAAAAGAATAGGAGAACAGCGTAACCCGCGGTATGCGGGTTTTTGTTTTCTCGGCGTTTAGACTCTGAACCGACGTATCGGGGTGTGGTGCCGGAATAGGTAGACGGATACCATAAGGTTTTCTGCTCGCCTGTAGAAAGGTCGTCGGGATTGACAATCGGTTAAAGGGCAGCCGTTTGAGACGGAAAAGGGAAGGCCTCAAGCCATGCGGGGTGCAAATCCCCGTCCACATCACATGAAGGAAGAATTATTATTCCTGCCGAAAATTCAATCAGGGGGGATAATAATGTCAAAGAAAACGATGGATGTAATTCAGGAAATTCTTGAATACCTTGATAAGTCCATGGATGACGAAGTGGTGGATACCAAACCAATTAACCATGAAAATCTAGGCATTTCGCATGCGAGATGGTCGAGAACAATCGAAATGATGCTAGAGAGCGGATTGATTGAGGGTTTTTCTCCAGTTCACCGGACAGGAACGACGTACACAGCATACAAAGCGGTGGAACCACGAATTACTTTAAGAGGGATACAGTTCTTAGCGGATAATTCAAATCTGGCCAAGCTGTACCGTGCAGCAAAAGAAATCAAAGACTGGATACCAGGATTGTAGCACCCATGAGGTGCTTTTTCTTTTGGCCAGCGCTGGGCAGTTGAAAGAGTATTCGGCTCCCGAGCGGTGGTCAAAGCAATCAAAGGATGGCCACGCGACGGCCTGCAGAAGGTGATGACTATGGGATAAAACGAATAACCGATCACCTGGGCGTAGACACCGAAACCGGGGAGAAGATGATCCGGCAGGAGTTGTGGGTGAAGAGCAGGCAGAAGGTTAAGGTCGTAGACGTTCACAACCGAAAGAACATCAAGCATATCAAGTTCCGGGCATCCAGGGAACAGAAGAGACTGATTGCCAAGCTGACAGACAACGAGCTTGCCTTTCTGACCCGGTTAATTCCATACCTGTGCTGGGAAACAAACATTCTGATCGGAGACAGCGAAACCGGCGAAAAAGGCACCCCGTTGAGCTGGGCCCAGATTGACAAGATTTTGCTCATATCCAAGCCCACACGAATCAGGATCGCCCGATCGCTCGAAAGCAAGAATCTGATCGGTTACTACATGGAAGACAACCGGAAGATCGGGATTGCCATCAATCCCAAATTCGCTTTCAACGGATACAAGCCAGACCAGCAGCTGCTCCACATTTTCGGATTACACAAGCCACCAGAAAAGGCAGAATCGGAGGGCAAAGGGGGGTAAAGCCAGATGCACCCCCATGTGTTTGCCGTTTTACTCCCTTTCATCATAGGAAAACCCTTGATATTCCTGAGTCCCTAACGTGTTGGAGGTCGCGGTTCATATATGTATTAGAATATGTTCCGCAAAATCAGAAACGGGGGTAAAGATCGATACACCCCCGTGAATTAAGCTGGGCGAAGAGGATGCGGATTAGAACCACATCCCCAGGATCGTCAGGATAATCTCCAGTAGACGGGCGATTATCTCCAAAATTAGCAACAGCTTGTCCATATAACCATCTCCTCTCTGTTTTTGATCTTCTCTTGTATACAGCCAGGCCGTCATCTATCACTCCGACCCTGCCTTAGTAACGTCTGAGCCTCTGCTGTTGGGCCCTTACACTTCCAATAGCCACTGAGAGGATTGGAGTTCTCACAATTTGGCAGATCGCTACGAAGGAGGCGCTGTACTACAATGTCGCAGGCTCATTGCTTTTGTGACCTTCTCATTAATAAAAATCGCTGCATGCTGCTCTTCTGTTGCGAATTTTCTCAGATAAAAAGGCAAGGCGGGGCATTTGCACCTTTTCTCCCTCTCGCCCTTTAAAGTCACGTTGAGGGCTCTTGTTGCCGTGTCTTGGTGTACTGTACAGCAGAGGCGGATGATAAGAGGAAAAAGGATTGGATGGACACGATGATCCCTGAGCATGGTGTTGGGATGGACTCGAGAGGGTAGGGCATAATGCGCCGAGGATATGGTGATCAGGGGAAGGATGGGGATGGGCCCTGCCTTGCCTTTTGCCCCTGCGGACGTCACTTTTTCTGCTTAGCCGATGCTTTTGGTTTTTCTCTTGCTTAGAGCTTCTTATATAGATAGAGAGGTTGGGAGAAGGAAAAACAAAGGAGAAAAAGCGGCTTAATTGGTGCATACGGTCGCCGGTTTGGTGTTTAAAAAGGTATACCTTATTTAACAAACAAAGACCGCTTGCAGTTGATTGGTTTTTGTGTTTAAAAAGGTATCGGGTAGCATTTTTAAGATGTATCAAAAATAACATTGACCTTTCGAGACACTTTCTGTACAATGAAAGCAAATGGAAAGTGTTGGAGGGGTTATGGTGGTAGTGAAGGGAAGGGAGTACGCATACATTCGCGTCTCGAGCAAAGATCAGAACGAAGATAGGCAGGTTCTTGCCATGCAGGAGTTAGGCATTGATCCAGGCATGATCTTTATAGACAAATTCAGCGGCAAAGATTTTGAACGCCCAGAGTATCAACTGCTAAAGAGGGTCATTAAAGAAGGAGACACGCTGTTTGTAAAAAACCTCAATCGCTTTGGTAGAAACAAACAGGAGATCCTGAAAGAATGGCAATGGATGATGGATAACAACATCGATGTGGTCGTAATTGACATGCCAATTTTGGATACAAGGAAGTACAGGGAACTGGGAGGGGTCGGTCAACTCATTACTGACCTTGTGTTGCAAATCCTCAGTTGGCTTGCTGAAGAGGAGCGTCTGAATATCAAACAAGCACAAGCAGAAGGCATTGCAGCAGCTAAAGCAAAGGGCAAACACCTCGGGCGTCCCCGGAAAGGATTTGACTCGTTGAGCAAAGAACAGCAATCACTGTTCAAAGAAATGTATCCAAGATGGAAAGCTAGTGAAATTACAGCGACCGCCTTTATGACTGAGTTGGAACTGAACAGGAGTGCCTTCTACAAAATCGTGAAGGAATATGAGCAAATAGCATAACCGGACGAACGACTCCATCAGGGGTCTTTTTTTATTGCCCAAAAAGGATGGTGTGGCAAGTGAGTGTGATAAACCATGAAGAACTGACCGTAACGTTTCAAAAAAATGAATACCGGTTTACCAAAGTCGGTATCGACATATCGAAGGAGTTTGATAAACCGACTGGAACGGTCATTATGACACACGAGATCGAGGGGTTCGAGGTTCCCTTGTACATGATCGAGGAAAAAGAGGATGAGCAAAACATTGGCTTTTCCTTCGGAGTGAAGGTCGGACAGACCGGCCTATTTGTCACCTTAGAGGATGAGAATATCAGGCAAAAGGCCACCGAATTGGTCTTTTATGTTGTGGAAAGAGAGGGATGGGAATGAACATATCAGTAAAAATCAAACGGCTGCACCCTGACGCAGTGATCCCAAGCTATGCGAAACCCAGAGACGCCGGTTTTGATCTCGTGGCCGTCGAGGACACGATCATCCGACCGGGAGAGACGGCTAAGGTACGCACTGGCTTGGCAATGGCTCTGCCTCCCGGATACGAACTGCAGATCAGACCGCGGTCAGGTGTAAGCGCCAAGACAAAGCTGAGGATCAGCAATGCCCCCGGGACGATTGACTCCGGATATAGAGGTGAGATTTGCATCCTGGTAGACAACATTAACCAGATGCTCTTTTCAGGCAATGAAGCCGTGAAAACTCACGTGTTGTACACGATTGGCGAAGGTGCACATGTAGCGGAAGAAAAATACCCGATGAGGTCATACTTCATTCCGGCAGGAACACGAATAGCTCAGGGCGTTCTGGCTGCTGTCCCTATGGCAGAGTTTGAAGAAACGAACGAGCTGGACGAAACAGACCGCGGCATAGGCGGCTTTGGCTCCACCGGAACAAAATGACCGAATTCAGCCATGATTTTAGCGTCTTTCCTTACCATCGAATGTAAATACACCCACCCAAGCCCAAAAATAGCCGCATGACGCTAATAGAAGGTCTGGAACGCACGAGTAGGCCAAGTGAAAGGAGTGCAAAAGCGTGGCAGCCAAAACAGAAGCAGGAAAGCAGAAGCAGAAAGCAGCACTTAGAGAGCATCGACCAGAAGCACCTAACCTCAAGCACGGCGTGCCTGGGTTCCTCCAATCAGGCCTTCATCCGTGCAACAAGTGCGTAAAATCAAGTGTGTGTGATAAATATCAAAAGGGCGCCGATTGTTACTATTTGAACCAGTACCAGAAAATCATCGAGGATAGGGTCATGGATCTGGAATATGTTGAGGAGCAGGATAGGATGATGGCTCAGGTTCTGGCCAAGGACATGGCAGGCATTGCGCTCTGTGAGATGTATTTTTCCGTGGAGGGTATGATCATCCACGATAAGCGAAAGAAGCAGTTGTCATCCCAACCATTGGTGAGTACGTACAACGAGCTGAAGCGTCAGGTCCGCCAGACCATGCAAGCGCTGGGGATTGGCCCAGCAGCCAGGGCAAAGCTCAAGATGGAGCAGGTCAACGTCGTGAAGCAGATCAATGAATTGGGGCTGGACGAGGACAACACTGTAGTGGAAGGCACGGAATTCCTGGATGAATAGTTTCGCGAAGGAAATCCGAGACAAGATCGACGCGTTGGCCAAGAAATTCCCAAAAAGAGCAAAGAAAGCCCTAGATATCCTCTCCGACTTCGAGCAATTCGCAGCCAAGTGCCTGAAAATCAAGACCAAAGAGGGTAAGATCGTCCCGTTTGTGTTGAATGACGCACAAAAGCGCTTCGCCCGCATGGTGTTTGATCTGCTGAAGAAAGGCAAACCTGTTCGCATCATCATCCTGAAAGCGCGGCAGATGGGGTTCTCGACAGTAACGGAGGCAATCATCTACTACCTGACGTCCACCCAGGAAGCAAAGAACAGTTTCATTGTTGCTCAGGACTCTAAGGCATCCGACAACCTGTTCGAGATGTTCAAGACGTACTACGAGAACGTCCCGGTGCTGTACAAGCCTATGCGGAAACGGAACAACTCGCGAAAGCTGACGTTTGAAAACCCGACCGCGCTTGAGTCGCTACGCCAAAAGAACCCGGGTTTGAAATCGCAGATCACCGTAGACACAGCAGAGGCAAATACATTGGCACGTTCCGGGACAGTTCACTATGCGCATATCTCGGAGCTGGCCTGGTGGCCAGAAAACAAAAAGTCCAAGCACATGTTGGCCTTGCTGAACTCTCTATCAGACGCGGCCGGCACCCTGTGCATCATTGAGTCAACCGCCAACGGTATCGGTGAATACTACCAGCAGATGTGGGAGAAAGCTGAAAAAGGGGAGAATGACTTCATTCCGTTGTTCTTCGCCTGGCATGAATTCCCGACCTACCGCGAGGAGTTTGAATCCGAAGAGGAAATGCTGGAATTTGCGGCATCCCTTGAGGAAGAAGAGAAGTTCTTGCAACGACGTTTCAACCTGCAGCTGGAGCAACTGAAGTGGCGCCGATCGACCATTCGCAACAAGTGCGACGGCGACGTTAAGCTGTTTCAACAGGAGTATCCATCTTTCCCAGAGGAGGCTTTCCTGGTATCCGGAAGAGGGATATTCGACCAACGAAAAGTCCAAGAAGAAATGCTGAACGCACCGGAACCGATTCGCGAAGAATTGGACGGTGCTGTTTTGATTTGGGCCGATCCAGAGGAAGGCGAGCTCTACGACATGGGGGCGGACGTCGCGGAAGGTCTGGACGACAAGGATACGGACTCTTCCACCTTCGTCATTTGGAAGCGAAGCACCGACGAGCAGGTGGCGGAGCTGCAGATCAAAGCCGAACCTTTCGAGTTTGCGGAGATCGTGAACGAATACGGCCGCAGGTACAACAACGCGCTGCTGGGTGTGGAGAGGAACAACCATGGGCATGCCGTACTCCTTGCGCTCATTCAGATATTCGACTACCCAAACCTGTACGAGCACAAGGACTACGACCAGAAAGGGAATGTCGACAAACGGCCGGGCTGGCCAACGACATTGAAAACCCGGGCCATCCTGGTGGAGGAGTTCCGCCAGGCATACAAGGATAACGAGATCAAAATTAAATCTCGCCGGCTACTTGGCGAGATGCGTACCTTTGTGAAGAAGAACGGCAAGGCCCAACACCAGGCAGGCTGTCATGATGACATTCTGTTCGGCGCTATGATTGGATGGGAAATGCGGAAGCATCATCACCGGGGAAAGATAAAGCCTGTAGGGTTCTCCATCATGCCAAACTTTGAAGCTATTTTCGGATAAGGAGGTGAGAGTGTGAAGATCATAACAAAAATACTGGACTTCTTTGGTCTCCAAACCAAGCAGTTGCCGGCCGAAGAGATTGAAAAGCAGAGGTCATCCTACGCTGAATCGCCACAGCTATACATGTTTGAGCAATTCAACGTCGCAACGGACAGAATCTCAACTATCCGAGAAGTACGAGAGCTGATCAAAACGGACCTACGGTTCAAGATGACCAACTTGCGAGTTGCGGCGGACGCCACGCGTGGGGGCTGCCGCGTTATCGTACAAGGAAGCGAGGCGCACCGAACACATCTGAAGCGCCAAGGAAAGCAGTTTCCAAAGCGTTTGGTCCCGGGGGCTAACATTGCCCAGCAGGTGATTGACGACTTCATGCGACGAACGAAGCTCTCGGTCAAATCAGAGGAGCACCTACGGGCGTTACTGAGGGACGGCGACTTGTTCCTCAACCCAATCATTGATTTGTCTTCCGGATTGATCTTGGATGTGCGGCGGGCTCCGGCCTTGACCATGAAGCGCAACAGCAATGAATACGGCGACTTCCCCGACCCAGAGCGAGCATTTAGCCAGATCGACCCTAGGACACAAATCAACGCGCTGATGGATATTGGTCCGCCTGGCGTATCCCGGACAGATTTCGCGCTGTTTCAGATGAATCATATCCGGTGGTTGGCAGAGGAAACGGAGCATTATGGTACATCGCATTACGCATCCGCCCGTAAGACCTACAAAATACTGCAGAGGATGGAGAGGGCCGCAGCGATACGAAGGGAATTCAGGTCTGTACAGAAGAACAGCCACAAGCTGCCCGAGGGAACAACGATGAAAGACGCCTTGGAATATGCACGTGCCAATAGGCTGATTGATGAGAATAACAATCCCACACACAACGCTCATCTTCTCAGCGATTTTTTCGGCACAGCTGAGGTAAAGGCTATCCATGGAGACGCAAATCTATCGGAGATGGCGGACATCGAATATTTCGACGACCTCCTTTGGCTTAATCTCGGGGTACCGAAAGCGATCCTGACGTCAGGTCAAAATATCAACCGCGACATCCTCAAGGTGCAGTACCCACAGTATTTGCAGTCTCTGGACGATATGACGGACGTCTTGGAGTACGGTGACATCGGTCCGTTCTCTGGTTACCGGGCATTGATAGACCTGCAGTTGCTGCTTGCCGGCATCAATCCCGAATCGATCATTTACGATGTTGTGTGGACAGAGAAGTCTATTGAGACTGCCGCAGAACGATTGGAACGTGTCCAAAACGCCCTTGGCAAAGGTGGCGGAACTAAAGTCATCACGACCCTGAAAGCCATACAAGAAATCTCTGACGACTTCGACATTGAGGATCCCGTTGAAATGGCAGCGCAGATTGAAGAAGAGCAGGATGCAGCAAAGGCGGCAGCCGTCCAAGTTGAAAGTCAAAAGCTAAATGAGAACAAGCTGGAAGAGGAACCGGTAACCGACGTGGTCCTTGAGGATCGACCAGAATTTGAAAAGCTTGAAGCGAATGCGAAGGCAGAAGTCCTTCGTTTTTTTAATGCCGTGAATAGGCGGATGATCGAATACGGAGCAACTGAAGCTGTTACTGACTCAGTTATCATGGACTACTCAGTGGATGAAATCCTTACCGTGTTTTCTGAAGCGTGGGAAGCAGAACAAGGAAAGTATCAAGTCGGCATTACTAAATGGATGACACTATCCGGAGTAATGGGGGCAACCAAAGCGGCTGAGTTGGTGCACACCAATTTACAAAGCAAAATCAATAGAACAGATGGAGACCTTCCGAGTGTGGTTGTGAAACCACGAATTGTCCGCAGTGATATCCGCGACGATTTACTAAAGGAGTCCGGTACCAGGATTAAGGGCATCGAAGAAACAACACGTAAGCAGATTCAAGCAGCGCTGAGTGATGGATTTGCTGAAAATGCTGGCTGGAAAGAGCTGATGAAGCAAATAACGCCGATCATACAGAACCCGGTACGGGCAGAAATGATCGCGAGGACGGAGCTCGCCTGGTCATATAATCGCAGCGCAAAAAGGATATATTCTGAAGCAGGCTTTTCGCGTGTGGAGTGGTCAGCGGTTATCGATGCGAGGACATGTCCAACGTGCATCGAGAGAAACGGAAAGGTCTACCCGATCGATGACCATCCAAACATACCTGCACACCCAAGATGCCGGTGCAGCCTTTTGCCGGCTGATTAATCTTGAAAGGCGGTGATGTCAATTGTAGACGTCGAGATCCATGTACCCTTACGAACTTTTGAAAGGAGGACTACCGTGAAGAAGAAATTGAAGTTTTTGTTCCCGTTGGATGCCCAGTTCTTCGCGGGAATTGGTTTTACAACGGGGGGCGAGGAGCAGCTAGTCAAGGATGCGCTCTCCGACGATCCGTTGATGAAGCAAATCTTGGAAGCAACGAGCGCTATCGCCCTACTGGCGATTAAGAAAAACTTGGCGAATACGCCTCTGACAGAAGTAGATCGCAGCATTTACTACGAGGCGATTGATGCCAGGGCAAGAGCTGATTTCAGCACTTGGCGTATTGAGGAAGCTGCCAAACAAGAAGAAGCGGAAAAAGAGAAGCCTAATATGGGATTCAAGGTCGAAAATGCGACCGTTACCGTTGCCACTGATGCAGTTGAACCTCGTTTTTCGGTACTGACGGATAGTGCCGATGACCAAAGAGAATTATGTCTCTCTCGAGCGGTACCGATCACCGACAACGCTGGGCAACCTACAGGTTGGTATCGTCAGCCAGTGTCAAAAGTGGATGCAATCAACGGAAATAACCGTTTATACCCTAAGTCTGTTTACCAAGCAGCCTTGGACGAACTAAAAAAATCGGGATTCCCTTATGCCGGCGAGCACCCGCATCCGCGCAGTTACAAAGGCGCAGATGGACGGGTGCTTTTTGATTCCAGCGTACCCAATCAAGCTGTGGTCTTCCGAGATGCCACTATTGATCAGAACGGGGTCGTATGGGCGGAATACAAACCATTGGCGACCGACATGGGAAAACAAGTTCAGGCTATGCTTGATGCAGGGTTGCCGATTGGATTCTCCAACCGCATGAGCGGTGACATCGTGACGACAACTGTCCAGGGAAAGAACGTTGGAGTGGCAAAACGCCTTTCCTTATACACCTGGGATGTGGTGCTCAATCCAGCAGAACCGGAGGCATTCACAACCCCTGAAGCTTTAACTGATACGGCTATGTCCGTAATTCTCGATTCCATTTCCAAGGAGGAAAACACTGTGAAATTTTTGCAAATGACCTTGTCCCAACTGAAAGCCTGGAAAGCTGAAAACCCTGGCCACGCTGACATGACGCTTTGCGATCAAGCAATCGAACTGAAAGAAAAGGCAGAGAATGCTGAGGCAATCACTGATGAACTGGAGAAATTGCGTCGAGAAAAGGCGGAGCGTGAGCAACGCGAAGAAGCAGAACGTAAGAAAGCTGCTGCTCAGCAAGCGCTGACCGACGCAGTGGCCGCGCTGCCGTATGATCAAAAGGTGAAGGATGGTCTGCTGCAGAAGGGATCCGTCATCACTGATGCTGCCGAGGTTGATGCTTTCATTCAGCGCGAGCGTGCTTTCGTTGACTCGCTTGTTGTCGGACAACGCTTGAGTGCTCTCGGTGTTCCGCAGGCTGGCCGCGCAGCAGTGATCGAGCCAAACGTGCAAGTGGGAGCTGAAGGACAACCATGGAAGCCGATCGTCGATAACCTTCAAGCTGCGATGGATGACGTAATTCGCTCCAAGACGGGCGCTATCCCTGATCCGGAACTCCGCAAAGCGAACCTTGCCATCTTGGACCGTACCTTGAAACAGATGGAGCGCGAGAACAACCCGGAGTTCAAGAAGTACATGCAGAGCCTGACAGATTCCGCAGCAGCCATCAATAACGGTGCAATCACAGATTCGGCAGTATCTACTACCGGGGATTTTGCACAAGCGGCCATCATCAGTAACGCCTTGATGACACAGGCATGGCAAGACCTGAACTTCCTGCAACTGGTCATGGCTGAAGGATTCGGCGGCACCACCTACAAGGTACCGGTAGAAATCCTGTCCGCGGATTTGTACTCCCAAGACGACCTCGTCGTGGGCGAGCTGGATGGAATCCCGACCGAGGGCGCGACCACCTCGCTGCTGGAATTCGGTGCTGAATGGATCAAACGCGGAACCGTCGTGACAAAAGAAGCGATGGTCGAAATGCAGTCCGGTCCATTCCGTTACGACGTTCTGGCACGTAACTTAGCCAACCTGCCGATGCGTTTCCAGCGCTACTTGGACCAACGCTTCAGTTTGGAAATGCTCCATGTAGCCGATGAATATCAAGCGAAAGTAGTAAACAACGAGGCTGTTGCTGAGACTGAAATCGAAGCGGGGGATTCGTCCAACGTTCCATTCGGCTCAAACGCGGCATTTGTCGTCAAATTGCTATGTGGCCAAGCGGCCGGATCCTACAATCCGAAATTGGTGCCAACGATCGTACGTCCGCGCATCCGTCCGTTTATAGACCCGGCTGGACAACGCCAAACCACGGTCGCAAACAACATCATCGTAAAGCAAGGCTCGAAAACCCTGACCAGAGGTACGTGGGATCCAGTCACCGGACAAATCAAAAACGGGGACTATGCGGTCGACTTTGAAAAAGGCAAAGTTTACTTCACTGCTGAATCCGGAGTTGATACGACCAACCGTCCGACGATTTCTTACAGCTATGCCACCAACATCTCATTCTTCGATCTTTCCGTTCCTAATGGCGTTGAACCATCGAAATATTTCAACCGTCTTCTGGAGCGTTTCGACTATGAGAAAGCCTACATGGGATCTGCTCCGCGCTATGTCACACCAGACTTTGCGATCGGCAGTCTGAACGCGATGGTCAACCTGAAAATCTCGGAGCTGTTCTACAAGTGGGCTTCCCCAGAAGGTACCCGCCTGCTGCAAGGTCGTATGTGGTTCGCTGATCGCAACGGGTTGAATCTCGGGGAAATCAATGCGCCATGGGCTGCCGGTGATAGCCGTATCCTGCTTGGTAAAATCAACGCTACGCGCTTTGGGGTAGGTTCTCCGATGCAGATTGAAGGGCCAGAACCGTACTACGATGCCAATGGCAAACTGACCTCGGCCAAGCAATACTACGCTACCGAGCAAATCAGCATCGCAACGCCGTTGGTGACGGATAAGAACGGTATCGTCTACAACCCACCGTACCGCACCATCAAATTTGTGTAAGGAGGGCATTCCACATGAAAGTAAATACCGGTTGCTCGTTCCTGCACCCGATTACCGGTCAGATGATTCATCCAGGCCAGACGTATGAAGATAACCCCACGCAGTTCGTTAATCCGCCGCAGAAAATCGAGGAGAAGCATGAGGGCGACCAGGAAGCGGATGTCGCAGCGCAACTGACTCTTGAAGAATTTATGAAGCTTGGCGCTGACGAACAAAAACACAAGCTCGTGGAGCTCGAGATAGTTTCAGATGATGATGACGAAGCTGTTTCCAACAAGGAAAAACGTGCTGCTCTCTATCAAAAGTTCCTAGGTGGTGGCGTGGGTGACGGAAAAGGAACATCAGCTGATCAAACGTCTCCGGAATGAATTCGGCGACAAAGAAGAGCCCTATCGCTTTTCAGACGATGAGCTCCTGGGCCTCTTACACGAAGCCGTGGCTGACTACTCGAAGTATCGGCCACGGAAACGCAGAGGTATGATCGCGATCTCTGCGGATTCGACCGAGTACCAACTGCCTGGAGACTATCAGACGTGGATTACTGGACTTGAGGGGTACGACATTTTCGATCGTACCCTTTCCTTCTCCACACCGCCAATTGGTTCCTTTAACCTGGCGTTTACCTATCTGGCCGATCAAACACTGGAGAGCATTCCGGATCGAGACGTTTCTCTTCTGCTTGATTATTCGATGTGGAAGCTGCTTGATAGTGTTGTTCGCGAAGGAGCGGAAATCAGCGGACTGAAGCTTGGAAAAGGGTTGGAAATCAAGTTCGATAACTTCGACAAGATTGCTAAGGAAGCCGAAGGACGGCAGCAGCGGTATATGAATAGCATCTCGATGCCGATTGGAGTGTGGGCCTAATGGATGCACTGAAGCTGTCAGCGAAGGTCAAAGCCATCATTGACCGCCACATTCGGCAAAAGGGATATGAGATTGAGGTAGAACTTGAAATTCCGGCACCGGATGCAATTAACCGGTCCCAGTTATCGATCATGGACGACGGTACCGGATATGATTCTCCATCCAAGGAAACTGTCAAAATCGTCGTCACTGGCCACGATCTGGAAGAGAATCCGACTTCCATCGGAGACAACCCTGACGAAATCCTGAATTTCATCTCTATTGAGGACGGAACGGAGCCAGATCATCGCCAAGTCAAAGAGGGACGAATCCTGGTTTGCAACGGGAAGCGATTCAACATTCAACTCGTAGCACCAGCAATGTTGGCTGGCCAGTTGATTATCAAGGAATGCCGAGCAAGGTCGGTGATGTAAAATGGCAGGGTTTGATACGTTGTTTCGTGCCTTAAATTCGATCCCCAAGGAAGTTGATGCTGCTACAAAGCGCGGTTTGAAGCGTGGGGCAGCCAAGGTTATGAAGAAGGCAAAAGAAAAGCTGGGCTCCTACCAGAGCGAGTCGGGACCTTATCCGTCCTGGAAACACTTAAAACCTGAAACTGTTGCACGAAAATATACGGTGAAGTCGGGACCAAATAAGGGTTTCTTCAACAAGAAGGGTTTAAAACTGCTTCGTCAGCCAGGCGGATGGCGTGTCGGTTCAAGCGCTGACGCGCCACTTGTTGACAGTGGTCAGCTTCGCCAGGCAATCACAACGGATGACAGTGACTTGAAAAGCGAGGGCGTCATGTACGTTGGGGTTGCTTCTGGTGCTGGTGAAAACGGAAATGGCGGTCCTGGAGATTATGCAGCGGCCCATGAATTTGGATCCGGCCCCAAAAACATCCCAGCCCGCCCATTTCTTCGCCCTGCCTTGTACGAATCGCAGGATGAAATTAAAGAGGCAGTTACGACGGAGTTGTTAAAGGGATTGAGGCGACTATGAGCGTTTGTGATCCACTGGTATGTACCTATAAGGCGTTACAGCAGGCAATCCACCATGTACACGGACAGAATTTTGAAGTTCGAGACGATACACCCAATCCGATCGACTTTAAAAAGGTTCTGCCGGCCGCCAACATCTCTTATGTAAGCGGAACATATGAAAAGGGACTGATGAGAGAATATGAACCGTGGGCCATTCTAAAAAATCCCGACGGAACATTTACCGTTGGCACAGAATCGGCGAGGTTCAATTATCTCATTCAAGTCTCCTTTTTTGCTGATAAGCCGGGAAAAGCGCAGAGGCTTTCCACTGAGTTTATGTCTTTCATAGAAATCGAAAACGAACTCCCCATTTCGGGCGATAAGTGGGGGGAAGTCATGGAAATTTTCCTTGCAACCCCACCACTGCCCCCAAGAGGTCAACCTGATCTCTACCAGGTTGATGCCACCTATCAATGTACCGGCAGGCTAATCACTGAGCAAATAGTCAATGCCGTTGATGTATCAAAATTCAAACCGAAAGTAGGGTGAAAGAATGATTTTGCGAGGTGTAACATCTTTGGCGGGATACCCGCCGGGCGTTTATGTTAATGAGATGGCCGTACCGCAAAGCGATGATGTAAAGACGAGTGATTTTGTGCCTGCCTTTATAGGCGAGTTTGACCGCGGCCCTGTAAATCAGTATGTGCTGATTAGCGAAACGCCCACTACAAAGCTGTATGAAGTAGCCGGCCCAGTCCTAGGATTGACTACAAAGCCATACGCAGGTAATGCACTGCTGGATCATCTGAAGCATGCCAAAATACGAAAGGCTGCCTTTATCAGAGTACTTGGTGAAGGTCACGCAACTGCAAGCCTTGTACTGAACGACAGGCAAGAAACACCTGCGCCGACACTGAAGGTATCCGCAAAGTATCCTGGTGAGTACGCCAATATCTTTACAGTAGAGGTTGCCGATAGCTCAGCTGTGGACACGTTTAAGCTGATCTTGGTTTCGGATTTTGGAACTGAGACCTACGACAACCTCAGTATGGATAAATCAAACACTCGTTACGCGGTGAAAGTAGTTAACGCCAGCAGCGAGCATTTTTACTTGGAGGACCTAAACTCTGGGGCCGAACCAACTTCGCTTGCCATGCCCGCAGTCAAATCCAAAACGCAGCTGACCGGCGGGAACAATGGTGCCCCCGTGACAGATGCTGACCGAATTGGTTCCTATGATCCTGGAACAGGAAAACGGACAGGGCTAAAGCTTCTTGAGGTGATCGGAAATATCGTGACCGATGTGGCTCATATCAATTATTCCAGCCAGACTACCGATGACGCCATTGTTACTTTCGGGGAAAAGAATAACTGCAGTACCTACATCGGAACAAACACTGCCCAAACCGTTGACGATGCCATTACCTACCGAAACAATTTTGATTCTGACTTCGGCCAAATGGCATTTGGTTATTACCGTTCAGCAACAGGACAACGGATTTCAGGCGCTTGCCTCTCGGCGATCGTGCATGTAATGGGGAACGTTGAGGACTCCGGTCTAGCGGTTGAATGTGGATGGATTGTAGGAACAGATCAGGAACTGGGATTCGATGACTACTCGAAGCTTTTTCAGGACCAAATCACAGCGTTCCAATTGAAGCCCTCCGCAGCTGGTGACGGATCGCTTGCGTGGCGAATGGCCAATGACTACACACTTGCCAAAACCGACGTGGCCGGAGACGTCATTTCTGACAATGAGAATCGGAAGGTCAATAAACGGCGCCTGAACAGTTGGATTGAAAAACAGCTTGAAACAGTTGCTGCACCGTGGCAAGGACGGGCCATGACCAGGAAGATGAGAGATGATGCGGAGCGCCGGATTCGCACATTCTTTGATAAACTAGTCGTTCCCGGGAATCCGGCTGAAACCAGTAAAATCGAAGCCTACTCCATTGCCTTCAATTACGCAGCAAAGGATATTGACCAGTTCGTACAAGATATTAAAGTGAAGCACTACAATACCGCCGAATGGATTCTCCTGAACTTTATGGGCGGTACGAACGTGGAGGTGGACGTTTAATGAAAATGCTGTTTCCAATGCAACTGCAATATTTTGCTCAGGCCGGCTTACTTGGCAAAAAGCTGGTGATTGCTATCACCGATTCTGATGGTAGGGTTTTGCAAAAATCACCAGAAATCTTGAAATGGTCAGAAGAGGAGATTTCCTCTGATGAGAAAAAGTACCCGATCGGAGAGGAAGAAGAGTTTCGTCAGGTCATTCAGCAAGGGTGGAAAGGCTCCATTAGTGGCCAAGACACCAATGGAGCTTACGACGATATTGTCGACGCCAAGATCAAGTACCAGGAAGAGACTGGCGACACGTTGGAATTCGTCATCTTCACGACCAGAACTTACCGAGATGGAACGGTAAAAAAATACAAGTTCACCGGCGTAACCTTTGATGGCTACAAAGCTGATGTCGACGGGAACAACAAGCCCGTCAACAACTCAATCAACTGGCAGGCCACTAAACGTATCCCAATCTAAAGGAGGATTATCAACTATGAATACCGTTACACTTTCAACCGGAAAAACCATTACGCTGCGCCAAAAGAAGGGGCAACATCGCTTCATCGAGAAACGACTCCTTGCAACGTGCATGGGCGATGGAGGGCAAAACCTTGGCGGCCTTTTGTCGGTCATGACAATCTCTGCAATCGTCAGCATTGAAGCGATCGACGGGGAGGCAGTAAGCATCCCTACAAATCTTGGAGAAGTATTCGAACTGATGGCCAACTTTGAATATGACGAGTGGGAAGAGTTTGAACGGAAAGCTGCTCCACGAGAGGTTCAAGAAAAACTGGAGGAGTTAGCAAAAAACTCGCAGCCGAGCCCTGGTTCCGGAACAGAGTAGAACTTGCTCTGGCCTCTGGGGCCGGCCTTTCCTACACCGAAACAATGGACATGGATGAAGTCACCGTAATGGCCGCCATCATCATTACAAACGAGTGGAATGCAAAAAGCACCCCCGATGAGTGATCGGGGGCCTTCCTAAGTCTATCGTTCTAATTATGATGGGTTTAGGAAGGCCAATGATGTAAAATATAGACAAATTGGAACAAGAGGAGATGGGCCAATGTTCGGAACAAAGAAGAAAGAGCCAGAGGTAAGCTCAAAGGCTTGTCCGTTTACTTTCCCCCTATCATTACGGGAGGGCAAAGTTGGAAAGTTCGGCGTCTGCATAAAGGATTCTTGTCAGCTTTGGGATGAAGAAAGACAGGACTGTGGGTTAAAGCAAAAATAAAAGAAGATCACCAAGCGCCTATACAGGCGCTTTTTATTTTGGAGGTGAAGCCATTTGGGGACTATTCTCGATATTGCGATTGCTCTTAGTTTAACAGATCGCGTAAGTAGCGGAGTCAATAATATCATCAAGCAATTCGGTTTAATGAAAGGGGCAACGGAAGACCTTCAGAGAAGAATGAACTCCTTCAAGAATATGGCTTGGACTGGTGGAGCATTCGCAGCCGGGGGTACATTAGCTCTTGCTGCTGTTGCGAACACAGCATCTGATGCATTGACGCGAGCCGGTAATTTGCAGGAAATACTGACAGAGATTCGGTCACAAACATTTGGGAAAGACTTGTTCGACCCGAGTAAAGCCGCTGAAATTGCTACAAAAATGCGTGACATTGAAAACCTGTCAAATCGTCTCGGATTGGAAACGACCTTTTCCAATCTGGATGCTGGCCAAGTCATTTTAGAGCTACAGAAAGGCGCTGTGCAGTACAAGGACATTATGGAGGGCGCCGCCGAAGCGACAATCAAGTTCGCTCAGCTAAACAAAATGGCCCCAACGGCCGCGGCAGAATTGATGGTACAAACGCGCGCCGGTTTTCAGCTAACCGGTGAACAGATGCTTGGAGCGGCCGACATCGTTACCAAGGTGGCTGCTGCGTCGAGTGCGGACGCTGCCGATATTAACCGTGGATTAGGGAACATGGCTGGTGTCGCTTCACAGATGTGGGGGATTAGAAGCAAATATGAGCAGGTAATGGACTCTTCTGCACTGGTTGCACTTACACGAACACAGACAGCTGAGGGTTCTAGCGCAGGTACATTTGTACGAAATTTTTTAGAGCGCCTGGTACCCCAGACAAATAAGCAAACAGAAATGATGGCAGAAGCAGGATGGCTGGACAGTCAAGGTAGATCAGTCTTCCTGGACTACAGCAAAGACCCCAGAGGTCAATTAAAGTCAGCGCTAGAGATCGCCCGTATATTACGTGAAACGGTGGGCGGAGGGACAATGATAGCTGACGAAAAAGAAGTTGAACGTCAGTTTGAACTCGCAAAAGAGGGGATGGGCACCGATAAGCTTATTAAGCTGTTCCATAAAGTCTTTGGGGAGCAGGGCGGCCGGACAGCTTATACACTTCTACGGACTGGCGAAGGATCGCTTGAAGAGATAATGACAGGAGTCGACAAACAGCTTTCCCTGACAGACCGAGTCCGTTTCCAGATGGAAAACTACAACCAAGTATTGGACACAGCACGCGAAGCATGGAACACGTTTTTGACTGCTCTTGGTTCGCCATTGCTGGAGTCTGGAACAAAGTTTTTTGCATTTCTCAATGACCAATTGTCTGTCGCAGCTCAATACTTCCAGGAACACCCCCAGGTCAGTAAATATATGTTTGCTATTGCTGCTGGAGCGAGTGCCTTCATGACTCTCGCAGGAACAGTAATAGTCAGCGTGGCTGCGTTTGGCGCTTTAAGAACAGGACTCGAAGCAGCACAAATTGGATTGGGAACATTGGTCCGTTTTTCAGTCGGAGCCACATTAGGGATAGGTGCTATAGCTGGAGCAGTTTATTTGATATATAAGCACTGGGACGATATCGTTCCGTATGCAAAAGCCGTTTGGGAAGGCGTGAAAGAAGCTGCTTTACCAGTTGTAAATTGGTTCAAATCAAATGTCACTCCCGTCTTCAGAGCAGTCGCCGATGAAGCGGTACACCAATTTGAACGGTTGGAAGAGTGGATCAGTGCCAACAAGACAAAAATTGAGCAGTTCTTTGGATTTTCTCGCAAACAGGTTCGGGCTGGTAACGACACTGAAGCATACGAAACATTAACTTGGAACGTCCCCGACTGGTTACACCCTGCAATCGCTGCTGGACAGGCAACCGTCGACATCGCAAAGAAAATTTATGACAACTGGAATGTGCTCTCCCCCATCATTATGGGTGTGGCTTCGGGTGTTCTGGCGTACAAAACCTACATCATCGCGGCTGAAATTGTTACCAAAACGATCACCCTTGCGACCAAGGCATGGGGAGTGGCGATCGGTCTCGTGAATACTGCAACCAAACTCTGGACAGTATCGCAATGGGCGCTGAATGTGGCCATGACAGCCAATCCTATTGGCCTGATCATAGCCGGGGTAGCCGCCCTGGTCACTTCGACTTATTTGCTGATCAAAAACTGGGATGAAATTTCAAAAAAAACCGTTGAACTCTCAGGGAATATGGGGTCACTGGGTATTATCCTTTCCAATTTACCCTTTGTGTCTTTATTTGTGGGATCGGCCAGACTGTACCAGCAATGGGATTCCATCGTACTGACCACCAGAAAGATGGCTGTGTCCTTGAAACAACTTGGTTATGAGGGCTTCTTGTTTATTGTGAACATCATCAAGGATAGAGTCTTGCCAATACTCACAAAGCTGCTATCTTACTTTGATCTGATATCCGGGACTGACTACGCCAAACAGTTGCAGAATGCCTTCGACGAAACTATACAGCGAGCTGAAAGCAGTTTAAAAAGACTCACCGACCAAAAGTACAAAATCGAAATCGAGCAGCAAATCATGGAAGTGAGAGAGTCAAATTTGTCGGCTCAAGAAAAGGCACAAGTGATACGCGATTTAAGAATTAATGGGTCTCATTTCAACGGACTCCCTTATGTTCCGTTCGATGGATACATCGCGGAGCTGCACAAAGGGGAAATGGTGCTTACCCGTGATCAAGCGAATATGGTCAGAAATAACAGCTACGAATCAGGTAGAGCTGTTCGTCCAGCAAATAACCAAGGAGGCAGCGGAATTGTTATTCAAAATGGCGGATCGCTACTGACCATCGAAGCCATCCACCAACAGCCTGGAGAAGATGCCGAAGCATTAGCGAATAGAGTCGCGAATCAGGTCGAGAAAAAGGTATTCTCTCGGCTGTCTCAGATCAATAAGGCCGGCAGCCTGACTGTTGGTAGGATCGGGGGAGGTATTGTCTGATGCGTGTAACGCTTGGAGGAGTGGAACTCCGGGATTTTGAGAAACCCGACATGGCAAATCTGGGCGGAGAGACATTCTTTGCGATCCGGAAATTCCCCGGTGGCAGCCGTTCAATTCAATACATGGGAGCAGACTACCGTCCGATAACTTGGAACGGTATTTTTATTGGCCAAGATGCCTATCAACGTATGATCCAGATAGGAAATATGCGAACTGCGGGTAAGCCCATTCAATTTACTACTGACCTTTTTAGCTTCCCTGTAGTAATCAAAGAATTTTACCCTGATGTCAAAACAGACAGGCGCATTCCGTTTACTATAACCCTAGAACGAGTATTTGAGAACCAGACTTCTGGGTCTGGGCAGGCCGACCCTATTGATCGAGCTGCACAGGCGATTGCGAAGTCTTCGCCCGCACCGCCACCTGAAAGGACCTACGTGGTACAACCAAGGGATACGCCTTCAAAGATAGCGGCTAAGTTTAAGGGAGATCCAAACAAGTGGACAGAGATAGCTAAACATCCAAAAAATCAGCACGCATTCAAAAACGGTCCACATCGCCTTCAAGTTGGGGTGACTCTGTATGTTTGACAAAGTGAATCAAAACGGCCCATTCCGCGGATACGGACATCCAGTGGTAAATATCACAATAAACGGGAAGCAAGTTTCAAACTGGTTCTCATTCCGAGTGGAAAGGAATGGTCTAGGGGCAGTCGATTCTTTTGAGGTTAAACTTCCCTGGGAGGTAACAGACAAGCCGTCAGACCCTTTGCTTTATAGCGGCAGCAACCAGTCGGCTGACCTGGTTTTTGGAGCTGCAAAAGTGAGGATCGAGGCGGGATTTGAGGGGGAGGGAGAACCTTCGCTGTTGATTGAGGGGGATATGGATTACCCAACCTGGAACTTTGATACAACGGACGGGGAAGTCGTAACCCTTTATGGACGATCATATGCTGCAAGAGCCTTTGATTTTAAGGAAACCGTGAAGATGCAAAACCTGACAAGCACTGCAGCATTTAAACAAATCGCTGCGACTCACGGATTGACCCCGGTTGTTCCTCAAGAAAGCCAGGCACTGGTCGGGGAATATGTCAAAGAGGACCATGCGAACGTAAACAGGGAGGTATCACATTGGGACCTGGTTTTGTACCTTGCTCAAAATGACGGGTTTACCACGCAGGTCTACGGTGATCAATGGTTTTACGGCCCGAGAGAAATGCTTCCGAACTACAAAAAGGACCCTCTGGTTTTCACATGGGGGCATAACATCGATAACGGATTAATAATTGAGCGAGCTCCAAACGCTGCCAGAAACCTTATTGTTGAGGTTATTTCTTATATTCCGGGCGGCATTAAAAAACGCGGCGTAGGACAGAAAAAAGGACAAAGAATCGTTGAAAAGGCATCGTTTGCCGGTTCTTCCTCTGGGCACAAGTACATTCAACGGTACTACTATCCAGGAATCACTCGGGATGAAGCCCAGCGTCGAGCCCGCAGCATCCTGCAGGAGTTGTCTCGCCAGCAGATATATGGGTCCTTTTCAACAGACTTTTTCCCTGAATTATCAAACGATCGCCGTATCGTGCTATATGGTGTTGGCAAAGGGTTATCACAAATTTACTTTACTCCAAAGATTGTGGTGACCGGTTCGAGAGATGAAGGATTAAAAGCAGAGGTTACTTTCACGAATTTAGCGCTTGAGGAAGGGGGGCGTTTTGGTTGAACCCAGTTGTCCAAAACAAAAGGCTTGTAGAGGGGATGCTCCCAGCATCCTCTTTTTCTTTTGGCAGAATCGTATCAGTGGACACGGAAGAACGTCTTGTAAAGGTTGAGTTTGAACCATGGGGGAGTGAGTCAGGGTGGTGTAGATGCCTGAAAGACACGTTTTATCCCATTGAAACCGAGTATGGTGTCTACGAGCCAAAATTCCCATACAAACCCGACCAAGAAGTGCTGCTGGCTTATGTCCAGGGCGCGAATGAGTCTGGTCAGTATGTCGTCCTTGGCCTGCTGGATCAAGGCGAGGTGTCGGAGCAATGAGTTTTGGTACAGACATACTCATCATTGACGGAGAAATTATGTGGAGTGGCGATACTTTGGCCACGGTGACTGGAATCGAAAATGTCAAGCAGCAAGCGTATTTACGTCTACTTACCACATTAGGAGAAAGTGAATTTTATCCTCAGTACGGTACCACTCTATCCGAAGTTTTGGCGAAGCCATACACGCCAGAGAACAAAAAACTTGCTGAATCAATAGCTCGAGACGTATTGCTACAGGTTGGTACTGAAAATGGGACCGGATGGATTAAGGACGTCATTGATTGCCAGTTACTTATTCAAAAGATCGATGAGCAACAGGTGAAAGTCCTATTCGCCAAGTTCCTGGCCCAGGATTTATCAGATCCGATCGAAGCTGCTTTTGATTTGGGAGGTGGATGAGATGCAGTGGCCCTCCAAGGAACAGTTGACGCAGATCATTGTTGAGAAAATCCTAGGACCAAATAAAACGATCGATGACCTACCGAATCAATGGGTAATGAAACATTTAGTGCTCGGGTTACGAGAAGCACTATACATGCTGGTAGTTCTTCTGAAAACGGTATATGAACAGCTGACGGCGGTAACCGCAACTGGTGAAAAGCTGGATGAACTAGGCGATGAATATGGCGTTTTGCGAAAATCGGCAACAAAGGCGATTTATTCTGTTTCGCTTGGGAAGAGCTCTCCGGTTCCAGCAGACTTACCTGTCCCAGACTATTTTCTTGTTACGACCACACCTATCGGAAATGACCCACCCGTACAATTCCGTGTCATGCCCGGGCAAAACAAGAAAATCCCTGCAGGGAAAAACACGGTCTCTGGAGTGTTGGTCGAATGTACGACTGTGGGTGAAAATGGGAATGTTCCGTCAGGGGCAATCAACCTGGTTGCACAGGCTGGCTTTGATTTTGTTTCCGAATCAGTAGTTATTCAGGCCGGCACAAACATTGAGGATGACGATTCATACCGCAAACGGATTTTAGACCGAAAAAAGAATCCTGGGCGTGGTGGTACGGCAGACGACTACAAAGCATGGGCTGAGAGTGTGACAGGAGTTGTTTCGGCCCTTGTTATCCCGTTAAACCGAGGGAACGGAACCGTCGATATTGTCATAACCGGCGTGAACGGAATTCCTGAGCAGGCTCTTATCGAGACTTGCCAAGCGTTCATTGATACCAAAACCCCTGCAGGATTGGCGCAAGGCGGTGTTCGAGTTATGGCTCCGAGTCCAGTCATCGTCAATGTGGATCTTCAGGGTTGCGTCTGGGCCCCGGGTTATTCCATTGAAACTGGTACCAGTATCATCACTAGAGCTGTCACAGATTACATTGAGAATAAGGCCAATGTGGAACGTATCGTTCGGGTTCTGGATATTATCACGGTTGCAAAGCAGGCGTTCAACCCATCTGACCCGTCTAAAACTCCTGTCCTTATTGATTTTCAAACAGTTCAGCCGACCACTAACTATACGTTAAACAGCACAGAAATGGCTGTAGTCGGAACTATCAACATCTCATAAGGGGGAAGGTACTAGATGGGATTTAAAGACTTCTTATTCAACCATTTCCCTCATCGCTGGCTCGATCCAAACAAACCAGGCACCGCCAGAATTTTTAACGGCCTTGGAAATATTTTGGACTATGCTTTCAGTTTAGTAGAGAAGGTCAGCGCGGAATCACGTATAAGAACATCTGTAGATTCTCTTTCAGATCGAGAAATGGAAAGCGGTTTACCAGTATCACCAGCATTGGATATAGAAACCAGAAGAAACCGTATTCTTGCTAAGAAACGAGAAGTCGGAGGCCCGGTGAATACTGAGGACTTCACAGCAGCACTCAGCCTTTTATCCGGATATGCTGTCGAAATTATTCCTGATCACAACAGGTATTTCGTCACATACAAATTCAGCGGCCGAGTTGAACGTTGGAACCTTGATCTAGGTTCCGTAGAAAGTTATATCCAGAGCAATAAACTGGCACACCTTGGTTATGCATATGATCTGGAATTTGATTCCGGGTCGGTTGTGTATCAGTCTCCCTGGAATGACAGCTTGATCACTACTGGAGCCTATCAAGCCTGCAACACGTTCTCAGCTGGAGGTGAGTACGAACTATGATTACCACTTTTGCCTTGGAAGAACAAGCGAAGCATTTGCAATCCATGTGCGTGTCGGGGGAAATTGAGATTAACGGGGTGACCAAGGTTGTTCCACTGACCAGCATGCGTGTAGGGAATAAGGTCAGGTTCTTCCTGCACGTCGCCGCGGAAGACATCGGCCAAATAACACGAAGGATAATCAAAACCATGAAAGGCGATGTTTGCTGGTCTGATCCGCCCGGCAGCTTCAATTTGATAAAAAATGATGTCGATATGCGGATAGAAATACCAGTGGAATTAATGTGGAAGGGAGTAAACCCATGAGTGAGATGCCATTATTCACTGATCGAAGATATATACATGGACAGGAGCGGAAATACCTACTTACACGACAGGATGGTACCTCAGAGGTCGTGGAAATGGTGAAATTGGGCATTGCGGAGGAAGGAAGCAGAATCAACGCCGCCGCCCTGAACCCCTTTGTACACCACGTAAACGACCCGAACATCCACGTCCCGCGGGCTGAAATATCCGCACTCGAAACACGGATTCAGACACTGGAGGATGCGGTATTGAACGACTTCAACCACAACCTGTTCCGAGTGTCTTTCGGCAACCCCGTCGGTGTACGAATCAAGCGAGGCTGGTTCGACCCGGACAACGCAAGGCTGGTGATCAAGTGATGGAGAATTATGGAACTGGTCGAGATAACGGCCATTTGAGAAGGGAGGGGGAGAAACATGGCTCAAACAATCATAGCTGGATATGACGACGTATGGGTATCAGCAGCAAATCACAACACGGTAAAAGATACGTCAAATTCATCACAATATCGAGTAATACAGTTTGTAATACGTCGTGTTTCGGATGGCAAATTGTTTTTCGGATATAGGGTTGAATCACTTGTGTCTAATACAAACAAAATTTCTTTATACAACAACTCTTACCCAAATGATGTCTATGGTAAGGTCGAAGTTAAAAATGCTAGCGGAGTTACAATTGGCAGTTCCACCGGGCACGATAGAGATTTGTCAAAATGGCGCGACGTGCCTGGCAAATACGCAATCATGGTGTATGCGCTTGATAATTACCCAAAAGCAAATTCTGTACGATATTACGGAGAGTACGACGGAAGTGAGCTTTATGTATCTATTACCTACAACGGCACTAGTAATTTGGGAGGATCGTTCGTAATCAATGAAACAGTTATTGCACCATACTTAAACGCACTCCCCAGTCTTACGCTCACATCCCCTGCCAATAATCAAACATTATCGGAAGGACAAGCGATCTACACAGGAAACAACGATTTCACGATCAGGCTGACTGCAGACGACGCTGACCCATCAGACACGCTAGAGTACCAGATTAAGCTGAACGGCGTAATCAAAAGAGACTGGACGCCTATCGCCAGAAATACACCCGTCGATTACACGTTCCTGAAAGCGGACTACACGAAAGACCGTAACTCTTTCACGGTTACTGTCCGGGATTCGCAAGGCGGGCAGACTGTTTTCAATGGGTATCTGGACAAGGTACAGGGCTTGCCGGTCAACGTTGTTTCTTCGGCATACCTCGTTTCGCGTATGTCACCGCCTGTTCGTTTGAATAATGGTTGGTTGGTTGCCTGCTTGATTGATAATGGAATTGCTAATAGCAGTGAGTCATGGATGCGTATGTACGTATCTAAAAACGATGGGAGGACATGGGAAGCTAAAGGGCGATGGGGATATACTACAGGATCATATACATTGCTTAATTCCCTTGTTACAAATGGGCAGTATGTGTACTTTGTTTTTGCTCCCACCGTAAACTCTACAATAAGATTGCAACGTTTTGACCCTGTGGCAAATACCTTTTTAGATAGCGCTGCTGTTGTTGTGCTTGATTCGATGGTCCAGACAACTATCAATTCAGTAACCCTTGCGACAACTCCAGACAAGACAAAACTCTGGTGGGCAGCCAGCTCGAAAAACAGCACCTACCCGAACAGTTTCAATATCCGCGCTGGTTCCGTTCCAATAAATGCGGACGGAACACTGGGGGAACCGAGTGCGGTTATACAATTTACTGACCTTAACAGCACGGGATATGACCATTCGTACCCTGCTATCATCAAAAACAACGCTGGTAATCCGATAGTTTTTTGGACTCACAACAAAAGCGGAACTTACTTTGTTCATCTTCGTGAGATAGTCAATGGTTCGCCCGGCGCGTATGTGACAATTTATGACGCAGGTTCATATCCCCAAAGCAGCCCATACGTTATCAGAACTCCAAACGACCGTTGGCACGTCGTATGGCACGGCACGGATTCCAGCGACTCCGTAAATAGTTATATACGATACTCACATTTGAAGGATAACAGCATTTGGTCAACAGCTAAAAAACTAGTTAAAGGGAAAAACGCCGTTATCACCAGCGACAAAAA